CGTATGTTAGTAGCACTAATATTATGTATCTCTTTTCCTAAGTCGTGTTCTGTAAAAGTATAACCTACGCCTCTACCATAACTAATATCAACAATATTAGGTACTTTCATTATAACATATTCTGCACCTTTTGTAAAGCCTGCTAGTCTTAATCCTTCTTCAATTTCTTCTACTACATAATCATAACTAAACGGATTGTCATCTTGTACAACTGTGCGTCCTGCGCCAGCATCTTCGCCTACAATGAAACTTACATTGCGTACCATTATACATACTTGACCTGTTTCTGCTAGAGCACGTTTGAATAGTTCAGTATGTCCATCATGCCACGGTTGCCATCTGCCAAGCATTTGCGTTGTAGGCTTTTGTAAATCAAACATTTTGTTTCTCCATGTAGTTTTTTACAACTTCTGAAAGTTGTTGATGTGTATCAGTAAACCATTCTTTTACATGGTAATCAAATTTTGTAGGCGCTTGGAACATCTTATTAGTATCTTCAAAACGCCCTTTTTGAATAGTATCCATCCATACTACGTAGTCTGGTGAAAACTCTGTACGTGCTTGTTCAGTTGGACATATAAAATCTGCTACTGCAATCTTACCAGTCATAACAACTCCATCTGCTAGGAACTTCATACGCATTGCTTGACGCATGCGACCTTCAGGAGTAAAATCCCAATCATCGTATTCTTTACGTACTGCGTCTGCATTAATATGTACTGCACCAATTAATTCTGCAAAAGGTTTCGCAAGTGTTGTCTTACCCGAACCAGGCAAGCCAAATATTAGTATCTTCATAGGCTACTCTCCTTTACAACTTCTTTAACTAGTTCTACATCACGCTGTTGTCTTTTAAATCGTATCCCCCAATGCGAAGGATCAACTATATGGAATATCATTCCTAGTTGTTCATCATTAAATTTTCCTAACATATTCTTGCCACTTGTACAATTTAACAATAACCAAGGCGATATTTTTCCATCCTTGATGTGCCATACAGCTCTATTTAAACTTACATGTTCAAAATAATGATTCCAAGGAGCAGGAGTATTTTCATCAGCCCATTCCATCATAGTCATAACACTGCGTTCTAGTGCTGTTTCAACACCTTCTTTTTGTATAAGTTCAATAGCATATTTTTCGTACATCTCTTCTCTGCACCAGTGATCTAATTTTACTCCGCTAGTAACAACATAGTCGATATATTTTTCTGGATACAACGGTTTTACATTACTTACAAAACTACCAAACTTTACAAATGCATTGTAGTAAGGTGATTTACAAAATTCGCCATATGTTTTATCTTTCTTTGAGCCTGCACTAAGTTTATAGAACTGATTGAATGCATACATGCCTAGTTGTACACGCTTCTCATTCTTCTGCAATGCTCTACGTTTAGGTTGACACATATGTACAGCAAGAGTCTTTTCTCTCGAGTAACCAGTTTTACAATATTCACAAACATATGGTTTACTCATTCTGCACCTACTACCCTATTACTACTAAGACTAATATCACCTGAAACACTAATCCTATATCCTTCTGGATTTGTATAACTTGGATACACAGCATGATTTAAATCACTTGGAAATAGTACCATTGTACCTTCTATCTCTTTAGATAGTTTATAATTATTTGTTCTTATTGTACCTAACGTATCAGTGTATGTAAAAATAAAATCACTAGCATCAGGATGTGCAAATCCTAAATCACCCTCTTGTTCTTTACGCCAGTCAGTTGGTATCTGTAACCATATGTTAAAACTAAACACTCCTTGATGATCATGTAAACTTTGATACTGGTCACTGGTAGTAATGCGTGTCCAAAATCTATTAAATTCAAAATCATGTGAGTGTGTAGTTTTCAATTTAAATGGCCAGCCCCATTTTTGTACATATTCATTAACAGCTGGTTTAAGTACTTCGTTTTCAAATACACCATTATGATCTATAAGACTCCATTGATTGTCTTTGGCATGTGATGTAACTATGTTTCCTTCAAATTCATAACCAGGATATGCTGTTTCTTTAATATAAGAATATAGTAGATCAATATATTTTTGTTCTAATTTAAAATCTAATACTCCGTAATTTGGTAATGTATTAAAATTGTATTCCATTATAACTTACTTTCTATATTGTGATCTTCAGCAAGTTGTTTTAGTTCTTTAGTTGTATACATATCTGATAACATCTCTACTTCAAACATTTTCATATTAGGATGTATACGTTCTAGTAATTTAATTGCTTTGTTATTGTTTCCACCCTTTTTCTTAAAACCAATATACGGATGAAACCTAATCTTGCCCCACGAGCCGCTCATGCATAATAGTTGCCACATAAGCTCTTGGTGTCCGTTTTCTTTGCCTACACCAATTGTATTAAAGTGTTTATTATAATATTCATTTACTTTGAATACAGCAAGCTCTTGATCATCTCGGGATCCTTGTACAGCACTTATATATCTATTCAGTAACCAGAAACTTACAGACTTACGTTCTTCGGCTGTGAGCTCTTTCCAAACACCCTTACCATTCATATCAATGGCTGCTAGTATGTCTTTTATTGGGAGTTTTGCTTGTGCCATGTGTCTACGTCCTCTGGTGAATTAATCTCAGTACCTTTAAAGTATACACTACTACAACCTATTTGCCAACCATTTTTTAACCAACGTAGTTGTTCTAGTTTCTCAACTTCTTCTTCTTGTGTTACTTCTAAGTTACTATACATTTCTAATGCATTACGTTTGTAACCGTAAACACCTAAGTGCCATTCTCCATAGCCTGTTAGTCCCCTACCAAACCAAAGAGCCTGGTCCCCGGCACGTACCATCTTAACTGAGTTAGGATCGTTTTGCATTTCTTCTGGCATAGCTGTAAACACTGTACTAATAGGATAATACTTTAACCATTCAATACAACGTTCAATCATTAGTTGAGTAACGTCTGGCATATCGCCTTGTACATTTATAAACTGATTGTAGTCTTTAAAGAAATCGTTCTTTATTGCGCCCGCACATCTTTCAGTGCCGTTTTCGTATGGTGTTTCGTCTATCCAACAGTTGGTTGAATTAAACAATTCAAAAATACGCATGTCATCAGTAAGTACGTATGTTGGTATCTTAGACGCAACACAAGCGTCATACACACGTTTTATCATAGGAACGCCATCTAACTCTACAAGTGGCTTACCAGGGAAGCGTGTGCTTGCGTAACGTGCAGGTATTAGTATTGCTGTTTTATTCATCCTATTACCTTACTAATTGCAACTATGTCTGCTACAACTTTTTCAAAGTCATCTAAGCGTAGCATGTTTGGGCCGTCACTGGGTGCGTTGTCTGGATTAGGGTGTACTTCTAAAAAGAACGATGAAATACCAAGAGCACTGCCAGCGCGAGCCATGCCAGGCACGTAGTCACGATTACCACCTGACGAACCTCCAAGTCCGCCGGGCTTCTGTACAGCATGTGTACAATCGAACACAACTGGCTCGCTAAAATTATCCAACATATATTGTAGACCAGTGAAGTCGACAACCAATGTGTTATATCCAAAACTACTACCTCTCTCTGTAATCCAAACTTCTTTAGCGTCTGTACACTTGCTTAGTATACCCTTCATGTCCCACGGTGCAAGGAACTGTCCTTTTTTAATATTAACAATTTTATCTGTAGCACAAGCCGCTTTAATTAAATCAGTTTGTCTACATAAGAATGCAGGAATCTGATAGACATCAACAGCATCTTTAAACTCACGTTCAATTCGGTTTACTTGTGTGTAGTCGTGTACATCAGTCAACGTCTTCACGTTGTGTACTTCTCTAATTAGTCTAAAGTCTTCTAAGGTAGCAGCAAGTCCGACACCACGTTTACCCTGCATACTACTGCGATTTGCTTTATCAAAACTTGCTTTAAAGTAATATTCAACGCCGTACTTGTCGCATACTTCTTTACACCTCTGTGCAATATGTGCTGACTGGCTTAACGACTCATGCTGACATGGTCCTGCTATAATTCTCATTTGTTTTCCTTTATTATATAATAAGTTGTTACTAACTTATCTAATAATTTTTTCAATGTCTTGTTTTCGCATGCTACTTCACATAGTTGTTGCCATTCGCTATAATCTAATAAGCGTCCTTGTGCTCTAGCAACTGAGCCCGGGTCGCCACCAATGATCCAACGAGGTATTAAATTATGTGGCGGATCACGATACTTTGCATAAACAACACCGTTGGCTCTTTCATATATTAGAGCTTGCCCAGGAATGAGCTTATCATTTTTCGATAGCAATATCCAACTTGCCTTTTTTGTTTACTTCGTTATATACTATTGTACCTTTTATATTACGTTGTAAAATATTT